AATTTTAATTTAGATTTTTCTGAGGATACTGGAGAAGAAAATGAAGCTCCAGACTTTTTCTGATTATACTTTTGATTTTAAAAAAGTAGGTTAATAGAGAAGAGGATAGGTAATACTATCCTCTTTTTTTTTAAATTAGCGGTATGGAAAAACAACTTAAAGCAGTGGAAGAATTAAAAAATTATTGTATATTTGCTAAATGATAACAGGTATTTATACAATAAGATCTATAAAGGATAATAAAATTCTAGTAGGTCAGAGTACTAATGTATTTAGTAGACTCTCACAACATAAGTTTCATTTAAGAAAAAATACACATGACAATAGGCATTTACAAAGTGCTTATAATAAATATGGTATTGAAAACTTTCAATTTGATATACTTTTTGCATGTAATGAAGAATATTTATATTCAGAAGAAAATTATTGGTGTAATTTATTAAATACACATAATAGTAATTTTGGATATAATATTAAACCTACTAATCCTAATGGTAACTATAGGCATTCTGAAGAAACTAAATTAAAAATAGCTGAAAGACTTAAAGGATATAAACATTCTGAAGAATTTAGAAAGAATTGCTCTATTAGAGCAAGAGGTCATAAAAAATCTATTGAAACTTTAGAAAAACTAAGAAAAAGTTGTAGTGGAAAAAAACATACAGAAGAGGCCAAATTAAAAATGTCTAATTCAAAAAAAGGTAAACCTGTTAAATTTTCTAAAGAAGGAAGAGCTTCTGTAAATAAAGCTCATAAAGAATGGTTAGCATTAGGTTTAAAAAATAAAAAAATAAAAAATAAGCTAACTGGAATTGTATATAATAGTGTTAGTGATTGTTTAAAAGAATTAAACATTTCAACTAGTGCTTTTTATAGAAATATAAATGGAAAGGGTAAATTTACAAATAAATATAAATTATGTTATGTTAGAACAGTTAAATAAAGTGGCAGAATTCCACAAAGCATTTGGTCAAGAAAATGGTAAGTGGCCAATATTATTACCACACTCTGAGTTTGATCTCAGACATACTTTAATGAAAGAAGAAAATGATGAGTATTTAGAAGCTTGTCATAAGAAGTCCTTAGTAGATGTAGCTGATGCTCTAGGAGATCAGTTATATATTTTATGTGGTACTATTCTTAAACATGGTATGCAACATATTATTCTTGATGTATTTAATGAAATTCAAGAAAGTAACATGAGTAAATTAGGACCTGATGGGAAACCTATTCTTAGAGAAGATGGTAAAATCTTAAAAGGACCCGGATATTTTAGACCAGATTTAAGTAAATTTATTAGAGTAGAAAAAGATGCATCCAATAGCATTCAGGAAAGCAATAATTGAAGCATATCTTGCGGGAGCAAGTAGTATGTACTGTGGGTGTTATGAAATGCCTGGTAAAAAAGAAGCCAAAGATTGGTTTGACAATGAATATGGAGAACAACAATCAGAAACATGTGACTGTTGTGAAGAAGAAGATTAGACAGGGGAGCCTTAGGGTTCCCCTTTTTTTTTCTTACCTACCTTATGGTTTATATAACATCCATCCGCATTTAGTCTTCTGTTGTCTGTCTTTTTTAATATGACTAAATATGCCTATACTTAATCCTGTAAACTTAGACATATCCGTTAAAGATTTATATACTATTTCATTAGTATTAATATTTATCCAGCCACACTTATTTTTATTATTTTTAGTAATGCTCATCTTTTGTTTTACATCATCACTTAGTTTAAATCCGGAAATACTTTTATAACCCTTAAGTTTTTTTGTTACCCATGCTTTTTTTGCTTGATTTGATCTACTTTCTTTTGTCATAGTTAGCATTCTATCAAATTTATCAGGAAATTCTTCATGTAATTTTTTTACAGTACTAGATATTTTTAATCTTGTAATACTGCATTGTAAACCACCATCACCTCCTTCTGTTAAATTATAACCGTTAGGAGCTATACAATTATATTCTTTGATATATTCTTTTTCTTTTTGACAACATTCTTGTTTATCATTGCAGACACATAATACTTCCCAAATAAAATTATTAATAGAATATTTTCTAATTGCTCTTTGAAAAAAATAATTATAGGCTTTTTGATTTTTATCATTAGCTTTTCTAACATGATTTTTTATTCTTTCATGTAATGTTCCAGTAGTATAACCAATATACTTTTTACCATTTATTTTATTTGTTGCAATATATACTATCATATTGCAAATATAATAATATTATAATAAAGTATACAGAACCTTTTTATTTATCTTCCTTGTTTTTTATATGCTTTTTTATAGTTCTTAGACTTCTTAAGTTTTGAAGTCTTAGATTTTGCATGTACACCAGGACGGGATACTTTATTGCTCTTATAAGTCTTAACTGATGTTGTGTTAGTTTTTGCCATAATATATTATTTAGTAAAGAATGTACTTTCAAATGATTTAACTGCTTCTGCAGGAGTAAAGTTATATCCTGAGTAACCCATTAATTTTAGAAAATAAGCCCAAGATTTATTATCTCCTTTTTTCCAAACACCTGTATCTTTTTGATATTGTAATTTTTCTGGATTCCATGTAAGAAGAAACTGATCAGTAAATTTAATAGCTCTATCAAGTGTACCTGTCATTGCAGAAGGTGATTTTACTACTCTATATGCATCAAGTAAACCTAGAACTGGTAAATACTGTGATGTTTCACTCCTCATCCTAACAGCTTCATACAAAACAAAATTATATACAAAGTTATCTTTAGCAGCTTTTTGTGATTCTGTTAAATCATCATCATCTACTCCAGAACCCATCATTGATTTAAGTATCATTGCAAGAGTAAATGCAACTAAAATTATTGTAGTTTCTGCTATAACTCTTCTTATCTGAGCTTTTTCAAATGGAGAATAAGTAGACCAATTTTTCATTACATTAAACTTATAATCTCTTAAATCCCTAACAAAAGTATTCCAAAATGTTATATAGTATCCTTCTGTAGGTGCCCCTAATTCTTGGTCCATACCTAGACGTTTCCATCTTTTTTTATAGGCCGGAACTAAATGTTTTCTATACATTAATAATACTCTTCCTAGAGATCCACGTTGTGCAACACCTTTATCAAATTCATTATAAACACCATGCATTCTTTTATTTAATGCATGTAGTCTAGATTGAAAGTTTAATCTTTGTTTTTCATCATAATTAAAAGCTATATATTCACCAGTATCATCTTTTATTGGTTCTTGATTAGCATCTACTTGTAGTATTTTTATTTTACCATCTAATTCAACACCGTATTTTTGATGAGCTTCTAATAGAGTTATTATTTCTCCGTTTTCATTATCTAATACTTTAGTAGCATCCATTAATGCAAACATAGTACTACCTTGTACCTCATGTTCACCAAAAAACTGGTTAAAGAATAATGTATTTGTGCTAAATAATTTATTAGCCATACTACCTGTAATATTTCTACCATATTGGTCTTTAAAATTACCTTGTATAGCATCATAATAATCAAATAATTTAGTTGCTAAATTAGTTGGAGCAGATTTACTAAAGTCTGAAATAAATCCAGGAACTGATTTAGAGTAGTAAGCTTTTCCTTTCATAAAATTTTTCTTATTGAAAAATTCAGCAGAATTAGCTTCAATCATTACTTGTATATTGGCTTGCATATTATTTGCCACACCTTTTAATAAGTCTGCAGCAATAGTTGTAATAGCAGAATAACCCATTAAATTATTTACAATTTTATCTATTTGTAAACCAAATAATTGTTGTGATTTTTGCATTTCCCCATATACAACCATATCTATAAATGCATCTACGTGCTTTTGAGAATAATTTTCTCCATTCTTTTTTATATATTCTTCATAACCTAATTTTTTTGCAAATGCATCTAACACAGGTTTTCCAAGAGAGTTGGTTTTTAAAACTTGTCTATCACCTATTATAGTTTGGAATAAAGAAATTTCTGAGTTTATTTTATTCAATGATTCATATCTATTAGCCATTGAATCAAATAACATTACAGATCTTGCAATATTTAAACTCATATCTTCAGTAGGCATTATTTGGGTATAATATACCGGAATAAATTTTGCTTCTGTAATACCTAAACCAGCTAAACCATATTCAGTATCATAAGCTTGTATTTTTACAGCTTCTTTTGCTTTTGTTTTTACAGTTTTTATTAAACCTTCTTGTTGTAATCTTTCACCATCAGTTTTTACTATTGAAGGTAGAATATATCCTTTTCTTTGTACTTCTGGTAATTTTTCTTGTGCAGCTAGATATATATCTAACATTTTTTTATGATACTCTCCTTTTGCATTTTTAGGTGTACCATCTAAATTATATAAAGCCGTCCAGTTACTATTTAAATATGCGTTAGATGGTTCAGATAACTCTCTCATATAAGTAACTACACCATTTTTTTCATGCTTTACACTTTTCAACCAATCAGCATATTCATCATCAGTAATAATTCTTTTAGATAGTTCTAATTGTTTTTCTTCAATTATTTTATTAATTTCTGAAATTGGTTTAGCCTGAGTATTTTTTCTATACCAAGCAGCTCTTTTAGATCTCCAAGCTTTTAATGCTTGTTTTTGTTCAAATGTAGGTTTCTCATCTAGAATAGGTTCTTCACCTATTTCTTCAAGCATTTGATTTCTAGCTTTATTAAATTTAGTTACATCATATTTCTGTACAAAAGCATATGTTTTTACATATTCTATTTTACCATCTTTATCTTTAACAGGTATTTCTATAGTTTCATAAACTCCTTCATTAAACTTAGCAGGATTATCCCTATTACCTTGTGTTCTTAAATATTCCTCAAAACTTTCAGATACAGTACGTTCCATTATTATATCTTTAAGACGAGCTTCTTCTAGTCCACCTTTAACAGCTTTAGCAAATAAACCTAGAGGAGCATCATGAGAACTAATAAGAGGTCCTACTAAAAAATCAAATACATCTTCATCTTTGTTAGCTACTTGAAGCATTTTTATTAAACCTTCTCTATCTAAATTAAAAGACTTAAGCTTTTCTTTTCTTTCCTCTAATTCAGCTACTCTTTTAGCTTTCTTTTCATCACTTAAAGTACTATTCTGTATATCAGATATTCTTTGATCTAATACATTCATCTCTGTATCTAATCTATTAGTAATATCTGGACCTTTATATTCTAATAAAAAGTCAGCAATTAACGGAATACCTTCTGTTAATACTTTTTGTTTAATGGTTTCATGTACACCTCTTATCTTAATAATTTTTTGTTGAGGAGTTAAAGGTTGACCAGGAATTTCATTACCTATATTTTCTGGTGTAAAGTAATTATCCAAGTCTGCTTTACTTATTTCATCTAGTATAGAATAACCATTAATAAAATCATTTATAGCAGACAACTTTCCTATTACTTCTTTAGGATCTAGCCTATCTTTATTTTTTAAAAGATAGGCCATTTCTAAAGATGCTTTTCTAGATTTTTCATAAGCATCATCTACAAACAAGTAAATAGATTTAACACCTTCTGCAGCTTTTACTTCTTCAATACGTTTTCTAAGTTCTTTCTTTTTATATTCTTTATTTGTAATGACTTTATTTTGAAGAGTAGCATATTGTTTTTCAAGATAAAGTATTACACTATCTACTAATTTACCAAAGTCTCTTGGGTCAGTCTCTTCCTCTTCTTTAGTAACAGCTTCAGCTTCTTCAGCAAAATCTTCTGTTTCATCTGAAAATGTAAGAGTATCTGGAGTACCATCATCTAGAAGATCTTGTTCTAATAACCAAGCTTCAAATGCAGCTGATTCATTACCATTAGCTTCTGCTAAAAGTCTTTTCCAATCTTCACTATCTTTATTAGGGCAGGCTAACATAATTTTTTAAGTATTTCAGTTTCTATTTTTAATAAATCTTCTTGTGTTTTAGCTTTTTGTAAATTTAATAATACATCATTAGCATCTATACCTTTTTCAGCTAAAATTTCATCTATTGGCATAGTAGCACGTAAATTTGTAAACTGATCTATTAAAGCTTTTCTTTTACTTTCATCTACAGGAGTGGTACTTTGTTTTTCAACTAGACCAGTTTCCATATTAACATTTCTTAAAAGTATAGTATTATTATCTACAAGATCATATAGATTTCTAGAATTTCTAATCCAAGTTCTTGTACCAGTAGGTAGACTTACAATAAATTTATTTGGTAATACTCCATCATTATCATTTAATGCAGATTGAAAAACTTTCATATCTTCTTCTTGTACCGTAGGTTTATTTGATATATTTTTTTCTTTTATTTTTTGTTTTAATTCAGATATTTCACTTTTAAGTTTTTCTATTAAATAAAGACTAGGTGTATAATTTTCAATAAATTTTTTCTTACCTATCATTAAAATATCTATAATAATATTTCTGATATCTTGAACATCGTACATATTTTGATATGAAGTATCTAAATCCATCCAAATATCTTCAGCAGCAGCTTCTACTGTTGAACCATTTTTATTTAAAAAAGATATATCTATATCTTTATTAATACCGGACTTACCACCTGTTTCTTTTTGAGCACTTTCTGGTGTAATTTTTTTAAGATTATTTACTACAATTAATTCTATTCTACTTTCTTGAGATAATTCAGAATCTTCAATTAAAGATTTTAATTCATTTTCTTTTATTCTTAATTCTTCTTCTAAAGACATTTCATAATTATCTTCAGATCCTTCAGTAGGTTGAGTAGTACCAACTAATTTATCAAAGTTCTCATTAAATACAATGTTAGATGGTATTGGTCCAGCGGCAGTGAACATATC